ACACTTAGTGTAAAAGTTAAGTTGTATGGTGCTGGGTTGTATTGATATGAACGATTCACTCCGTCTGTATCTAAATTAGATTTAGAATGTCTTATCAATTTATTTTGTTGTCTTGTTGGGTCATACTCAAAACCATTCAGTTCGAATGCAAGTCTTGGTAAAGAAATTGCACTTCTATTATTATCTGAAAGATTTGGTTCTTCCTGTAGTCTTGCAAGGAATTTTTGTTTTGGGCCGTATGAAATTGGAACCTTTATTATACTTAACACAGTTCCGTCTTCTTTTGTTTTCTTTAATGTGATATTATTAAACAGTGTTCCGAAGATTGATACTGCTCTTTTAATTGTCTCATTATAAAAATGTGTCCCAAACATTATGTGACCTCACCAAATGGGTTTGTTTCTGAGAAATCTAAGTAGTTATCTGCTTTGTCTTCAAAGTCTTTATTTTGTGCAGAACCATCATTGTTCATAGTCAATACGTCATTGATAGCTGCAATTGTATCTGATACACCCGAATCTACACCAACAAGTGTATCTCCAACTGTAAGTGTTGCAGTGTTATGAATAATTGTTGTTGCATTACCCAGTGAAGTCTGAACCTCACCAACAACAACTCCGTTCTTAGTTATATTTTCACCAATAGAATATGCATTTTGGTTGGTCATTGTTAATCCTATTGAATATGCTTGGTCTAATTCTATTAAGTCTGCATATGAACCAGTATCGAAATCTTCTCCACTGTATTCGAACAACTCACATTGTAATTTAAATACAAATAGTTTTCCGACTTGATAGAATGGATTCTCATGTTCTACGAATTTGATTTCAAACATTGAACCACTGAGAGGGAAATAAAGTAAATCTCCTTCGTTAGGTCTCATTGAAGTTGCAAGGTTTGAATCTAAGGATATAAATCTTTCCCAACTTCTAAGTGATATGATAAATGTTGCTTGGTCTCTTACTTGGACACCAAACTTAGACATGAGGTCTCCTTCTCCTTCAAAACCTTCTGTATTTTCTAAATACATTTCTACAGAATATGCATCACCGAATGTTGACTGCACGTCTTCACCAAGTATAGTGTCTTCCTCTACAATTTCTCTTGGTAGATAATATGTTTCGTGACCATATATTCGTAATGACTCAACAACTAAATCCTCATAGAGGTGTTGTTCAGTCGATACTGCATGGTTAAAAAATACGTTTGTAGGCATTTATTACCCCATTAAGTCCATGACTGGCATTTCAAAGTTCAGTCTAGACTCTTCTTCTAATTTTGTAATTTCTTCTTGTGCTTCTTGTTTCATTGCAGAACCATCGAGTGTCACCCCGCCTGGAAGTGCAATACCTTGGAACTTGGATAGGTTTTCACCCCATTGATACTTAACTAATGCAGTTGCATATTTTTTCAACCACATATCATTGTAGATATCAGTCATGTCTGTAGGGTCTAATTTTCTATAACATTCAATAATGATATACTCTCCAGCACTTAATTTACTTGCACTGTAGTCCATGTAGAGTCTGTTAGAGTGCATATTATATCTTATAGGTATCTGACCCACTAAGATATCATTTAAAAGTGATAAGTGTGATTGAACTTGTGAATAATATAAAACACTGGTTGAAGTTAAATCATACAAGTCATTAAGTCTTAATTGGTATTGAATATCAAACATACTTGAAGTCTGACCCGAATTGAAAGGGAATATCTGCAATACACTTAACACATGTTCGGGTAGTGTAATGTAGTTTTGACCTTCACCAAACGTCTGACCTGAAATTGCATGTGTTCCACTTGTCGCTGCATTGTGAGTTTCATTCGTTTTAAATGAATCAATCTCTTGTTGTGTAATTTGGTGTTTAAGGTATGTTTTTATAGAACCATCGTAATGATATTCACGGAAATATTGAAGTGCCTCGTCCATTCTGTCATCAAATTGGTCATCGTCCACATTGATTTCTAAAACTGGAGCTCCAAGTTTTCTCTTTATATACTCTTTAAAGGTTGCTTTTGAATTTGGTTCTGCCATAGTAGTTTCCTGTTATACTACTATTTATAACGAATTTAATCTTGGAAATAGGTTTTACTTTGAAGTCTGTCTATCTTTGTATCTATATTACTAATTGAATCCATAATTCTTTGAAAGTCAGCTTCAATTTGTTCTCTAGTAGCATAATCCCTAGCAATCTCTTCTCTTGTTTTATTGATTAGAATATCAATTCGTTTTTGTTCTGATAGAACATTTCTAACTAAGAAACCTATGGGTAGGATAACAACTGTCATTACGACATTCCATAAGATATAAGGTGATACGACTATTTCCATACCATTATTTATCTATTCTACTCGTCTGTAGTGGTTTGGTTTTGTATTAGTTTTCCATTTTCATCAGTATGAAAAGTAAGTTCATCAGGGTGGAACCCTTGCAACTGAGAATGTCTTGCATTGTCTGAAAGGAAATTCATATTCATATTGAATGATATACTATATCTATCTTTTTGAGTAAGATTGGGTTCAACCATATGCATTAATGCACTTGGAAATAGAAATAAATGACCAGTTCTTGGTGCAAGTTTCCAGTTCTGTGCATCTCTAGGAGAATATGGAAAGTCTGAAACTACTTTACAGTCTGTATCAATAGCCATAAAATTACCTTCATCACCATCTGCTTTTATATAAAACACACCACTATACCAACAACCATTATGTAAGTGTGGTGCATTCCATGCTGTATTATCATTAATGTTTGCCCATGCATTACCTATTGATAATTGAAGTTCTGTTGGACTGTGTCCTGTATAACTCAATAATTCAGTATCAAAAGTATTCTTAATTGTTCTTATTGCTTTAGAGAAGGTTGGATTTCTTTCTACACCATCATTAGACTGCCAACCAGTATACTGATTAGAGACTTGTCTACCCTTCGGGTCTTTCTTTCTCATACTATCCATAGTATTTGCTAACATATCCATATAATCTTGTGTTAATACACCTTCGTCTACAAGGTTTCTTTCAATACATGCATATGGAAATAGTAATCTAATCGCCATCTTTATCTCCTATAGGTAATTCTAGTTGTATTTCGGGTGAGTCTTCACTGACATGATAAGGACACTCGGGTGGTGGACTCTCTTCTTTAAAGTTTTTACCCTTACCTGTATGTAGTTTCCCACCTCTATATCCACCTAATGCAAATTCTTCACTTCTTGCTTCATTAGAAGTTGCTGGGTCTCTTGAAAACTCGTCCATAGTTTTTTGACGACCTTCATTTGCAGTTAGATAACTTCTATTCTTTGTCCAGTCTTCACTTCCGTTTACTACGTAAGTTGCATTCCATTCCTCTCTTTTAAATGGTATTACTTGAACTAAAGGAGTTCCTTTCTTTATAACAAACGAATGACTGACACGTGGATAAAATATAATTTGTGCATTGTCATAGTTTGCATTAAATTTATCCGTGTCAATAATTCCCTGCCATGTTGCAAAGTATTTATTTTGAAATAAAAATGGGTCTAGATACATAGTGGAATATCCAGGCGGTGTAGTTATGTTCCATGCATTTCTAAACTTAAATGCACTCCTTACGGGTGCTTCATCATCAGGAAGATATTGAAATGCATATCCCATCTGCCATGAGGGGTGATGAGGAGAAGGAGTTTCCCAACCATCTCCAAATTCTTGTGAACCAACATATTGACTGTCATCATTATCATCTATGTGACCATTTTTTACAATCATATCTCGATTTGCACACAAATACCAACCACTTTTTAACCAATCGTCCATGGCTGGACATGCACGTATAGTAGTTCCCATGATTCCACGAGTATATTCATTGAACTTCATATTTTTCCACCAATCGGGTGTGACAGATTTTGCTAATACAGGTTTAGTGTCTCTTAAAGTCTGTTCATTAAATGTGTTGAATTCTATTGTGGGCATTGTTTAAACCATTCCTTATCTTCTACAAGTCTAATTTCATCACCTCTGATTACTATTGACTTCCTATCTATATATCGTGCTTCATGTGTGGGTGCATCTGCACCATGTGGTATTCTTCCGTCAAATACAACAAGTCTATTTGGAACAAATTCTATTTCTGCAATTTGGTGGTTCTTAATATGGTCGTTCCTTCCATGTAAACCCTGTTGCATTTCGTCATATATTCTCAAAGGGCCTCCCCAATGTTTTGACCAAAACGTATTAGTGTAATACAGAAATGATAGATTCCATTCATCTTCATCTGAACAATCTGAGTGTGTTGTTCCATGTAATCCTTGTGTCTGAGAGTTTAAACCCATATATTGAAATCTTTCCCATGCAAAACCAAAATCAGTTTGTAGTTTTTTATCTAAAAATCTTGCTACTAGTTTGGGTGCAGAATTGTGATAATCTGCAATGTCACCTGCGAAATTAGGATATGTATATTTTGGACTTCTTTCAAGTGCAGAGAGTAGTGTTCCACCCCAAAATTGATGATGTGATAAACCTGTAGGACTTGTCCCTCTTACCTCATTCCTTTTCGCCCAAATGTTAGAATTACCAATTGATTTATCGACCCAATGATGTAGTTGGACTGGCAACCAATTATCAATTATGTGAATGTCTTTAAGGGGGAATCCTATATCTTTTAACTTAAAGGACTCATCATGATAAATGAGTTCCATACATTAACCTGTTCTAGAGTCGGGAAGAACTAGTGGTTCGGGAATTACAGATAAGTATTCTTCGTATTGTTTTAGAGTATCTTCTCTTGTGGACATTATCTCTTGAGCAATCTGACTAAAACATGAGTATGCAGTATCACAATATTCTAAAACTCTTCTTGCATCTGCACGTCTAGGGTGATTTGAACCTTCTCTTCCAGCGTATGTTGCATAATATAAATCAATCATACCATACAACTCTGAAGTTGCTTGAGTATATTGACTAATTGTATGTTCTAGTCTGTTAACATATTGTGTATTTAAGTTATATCCTAAAGGTGGTTCTGAATTTTCTATGTATAATTCAATACTACGTTTATCTTCATCAGTTAGTGTGGATTTTTCTTGACCTTCGAAATCTATAATTTCGTCATTCCATTTTAATATTTTAACTTCAATATCATCATAGACAAGAACCTCATAATCAAATCCTAGTTCGGGTTGGTCTACATTTTCATATTCCCATTCCAAACCATTTGGTTTTCTAATTATTAGTTTTCCGCTTTCTGTGTAAATTAATGCATTCATTTATTTGTTCCTCTCTCCATTATATAATAGAATTGTTATTTTTGCAAGATGTTTTTTGCTTTTATCCAATCATCTAGATTATTTATGTTGGAATAATCCATGTCTTTTACCCATGGGCCTCCCCTTGTATAGTGAATACCATGGTAATCCCATTTTTCATCAGGGTTATCATACCCTTCGGTAAATACATACTTTTCGGGTATCGGACTAATCTTATCAGTCCATTCGAATTGGTGTAGTTGTTTTCCTGTCCATGTATTGACAGCTTCGGGTGTTAACTTTTTACAGTCTTCATGACCATTATTAAAAATCATAAGACTTGACCATAGTTTCTTAGGATAATCTATATTGACCTCACCATTAAACTTAGTTGTATCATGTTCTATTTGTTTATACTGAATACATGCAACTGCATCATCTAAATTCAGATAATAGAATAAAGGTAGAATATTGTTTCTCCATATGAAATCATTATCAATAAAGATACTATATCCTTCATAGTTTTCTAAATGTGGTATTAGGAATCTACTGTAAGTAAATTCAGTAGACTGATTTGCATACTCCCTATTATAGTCGGGAAGTTTAGAAATGTCAAGGAATTTGATTTCGGGTTCCCAATGAAGTTCTTTTTGGTATTGACCCATACTTTTAGATAATGAATTTAGTATTGAATTTTTGTTGACCTCATGTAGGTCTCCGTGATTAGAATCATATCCTATGTAAATGTTAAGGGGTTTACCTTTTGATTGAAGTGTTGCCTTTTTACTATGTGCATAAACCTCTTTTCTAAAACCCAACTCCATTAAGTCATGGTTGTATTCTAAATTTCCATTACAGAAAGTTATTGATAGACTAGGGTGACTTACATGTTCTTTTTTATCTTCTAGTTTTTTTCTCCAAAACTCTAACACTTCGTCACAAGTCAAGGGTGGTGTATCAAAAATATCATGTATATCTGTTGCAAATATTTCAAAGTTGGGGTCTTCCAATTCTTCAAAAACTTTAGACCTAATAGAGCCTGGGTGTATTCTAAAACCAAATCTATTATCAACTTTATATGTAGTCCCTTGTATTGGGTGTCTTAAACCTTCTTCTTGAATACTCTGAATTAACCAATGTGCTTTTGCACTATGATAATACATAGAGTTTATTTGGATTTCAGACCACATATCTGATTTCTGTTCTTCTGTAAGTTCTACATAATCTCTTATATCTGCATATTCACCATCTGCAGTCTTACAATCCATTTGACCTACTTGTCTATCCTCTCTTTCTATTGCTGTATATACGTCAGGCAAAAACTTGTGATAGTGAACGGATTCTAGTCCAGCACCTTGGAAACCTAAAAAGGTTTTATTCTTTCGAAGTTCTAGTATATCACCCCATTTTATAATTTTTGTGGGTGGAATAATGTTCTCAAAAATATATTTGAATGATTTGTATGCATCTGATTCTTTATCTATATTGTAGATATCTTGGAAAACACCAATATTGTAATCTTCCTTTGCAATAAGGTCTCGGAAATCCATTTCCTTTAAGTTCCAATCTTCGGGTTTAATTTCGTTGATAACGTCTGAATAGTATTTCAAGTATTTCATAGTATATATTTAGGACATAAAAAAAGGGGTCTGCAGAACCCCTTTTTTGTTGTAATATGTTTCCAGTATTAGTAGATACCTGCTTTATCATCTAAACCGCCAGGGCCGAAGACTGGAACAAATGAACCACCACCACCACCAGCTTGGAAGAAGTAAACTCCAGGCTGTCTATGGTTATATGTGAACGGATTCCTTGCTGGAACTGGTTGTCTAGCATTAGCAATATAAGGCACACGATATGTAAACGGATTCCTTGCTGGAAGTGGTTGTCTAGCATTAGCAATATATGGAACCCTATATGTAAATGGGTTTCTTGCTGGAACTGGTTGTCTTATATTCGCAGGATACCTTGCACTGTATGTGAAAGGTGACTGTTTATTACTAGGACTCTGAGCATTCGCAGGATACCTAGCATCATATGTAAATGGAGACTGTCTATTCCTTTGGTTAGGTTGTTGAGCATTTACAGGACTTCTGTATGTAAATGGAGACCTATATTGGTATGTTGAAGGTTGTCTAGCATTACTAGGGTTCTGATAAGTGAACGGACTTCTATGTTGATAAGTAGAAGGTTGTCTAGCATTACTAGGGTTCTGATAAGTGAACGGACTTCTATGTTGATAAGTAGAAGGTTGTCTAGCATTCGCTTGATAAGATGTCTGAGCATTCGCAATATAAGGTGTCTGTGCATTCCTAATAGAAGGATTCTGTGCATTCGCAGTATAAGGTGTTTGTGCATTTGCAATATAAGGTGTTTGTGCATTTGCAATATAAGGATAAGGAATTTGAGTTAATTCTTGTCCTGATGCATTATTCCACCCCGAAGGTGTCTTAACATAAATTTGGTCAACTGCACTCCATGAAGAAGAACCAGTTTTGACCCATGCACCTTGAGTTGAATTCCAACCTGAAGGTGTTTTTACTTTTTGATTTCCTGTTGCCATATCTTATTCCTTAACTAATTGGGGTTGCAGGCCATTGTTGTGATACAACTCCGTCCCATCTAGCTTCGGGTGTTTGTCCCTGTCTTGCATATGTAGAAGGTTGTTGATTAGTATACGTTGACGGCTGTTGGTTAATATAAGTTGACGGACTTCTATGTTGATAAGTAGAAGGCTGTCTATTCTGATATGTAGAAGGCTGTTGATTAGTATACGTAAATGGAGTCTGTCTATTCCTAATGTTAGGTTCTTGACCATTAACTGGATTTCTATACGTAAATGGTGTTTGTGCATTCCTAATATTAGGTTCTTGACCATTAACTGGATTTCTATACGTAAATGGTGTTTGTGCATTCCTAATGTTAGGTTCTTGTGCAGAAACAGGATTTCTATACGTAAATGGAGACCTATGTGAATAAATTATAGGTTGTCTAGCATTAGCAATATATGGAACCCTATATGTGAATGGGTTTCTATAGATTAATGGTTGTCTTGCATTAGCAATATATGGAACCCTATATGTGAACGGACTCTGATACGTAAAAGGTTGCTGAGCATTTGCTGGATATCTTGCATTATACGTAAAAGGATTCTGATACGTAAATGGTTGTTGACCATTCGCTGGATACCTAGCCGAATACGTAAATGGACTCTGAAACGTAAAAGGTTGCTGAGCATTTGATATATAGGGATATTGTCTATAACCTGTTGCCATTTATTCTATCTCCACTGAATATTAATATTATATTTATGCAATTCTAAACCCCTGTATTAGGAGTATAGAACCCATAAATCACCAACTGCACCATCACTACCTGTAGGAGCTGAAGTTGATTGATAAACGTTTCTTGCAGTTCCACCACCATTTGTTGCATTAGTGATTGTTATCGCACCTGATGCAATAGTTCCTAATGACACGTTGTCTGATGCTTTATAGTATCCACTGTCGTTTGTTAGGACTGAGATATTGTGACCACTGATAGAAGAAACTGTTCCAGCACTACCTGAAGTATTTCCAGTGACATTACCAGTTAAGTTCCCTTCAAAAGTTCCAGCAACAAAAGTTTCTGAACCTACTGTCCATTTGTCATTTGTCTCGTCCCAAAGAAGAGTTTTAGCAGTAGAACCACCTCTAGTGATACTAAGACCTGAATCTTCTGTTGGTGAACCTGAAGTGAAATTACTGTTTAATGCAATAATGTTATCTGCAAGTGAAATTGTTTCTGAATTTACAGTTGTTGTAGTTCCTGAAACTGTTAAGTCACCTGTAATTGCAACGTTGTCGTTTAATGTGACATTACCTGTTCCATTACCACTTAACACTAAGTTAGTGTCTGTTGATTTTGAAGCAATTTGGTCAACTACTATGTTATTACTGAATGATACTGCGTTTCCAGCACTGTTAGTAATGTTTTGTCCGTCTTCAATTTGAAAAGGGCCTTTAACAGCAATTACACCACTTCCAGTTGGGTCTAATTCTAAATCACCCGAACCACTTGGTTGTATTGACATATTTTGGTTGGCATCTGCACTAAAAACAATAGTTCCTGATTCTTCTTCAATAACTTTTTGTCCGTTAACATATAATGACCCTGGCCCGATATACACGTCCTTCCACATCTTGGAAGATGAACCTAAGTCATAAGTGTTATCTGCACTTGGGATTATATTCCCGTCAAAACTTCCACCACCTAAGTAAGATTTAACTCTTGCTTCTGTAAAATAAAGGTTTGTTGACCCCTCTGCAGTTTCGTCTGTTGTTTGAGCATCAACATATGCTTTTGTTGATTCTGAAGAAGGAACACTAGTTGCACTTGCACCTGCGAAAGTATCTGAATCTACGATTGCATTCTGAACTCTTGCGTCTGCTCTTGCATCTGTATAATAAAGGTTTGAACTTCCTTCTGATAATGCATCTGTATCTGCAGCTGCGATTCTTGCGTCTGCTCTTGCATCTGTATAATAAAGGTTTGAACTTCCTTCTGATAATGCATCTGTATCGAATGAAGAAAGACTTACTGTAAAGTCTACAGTTCCGTCACTGTCTTCGTATGCAACTGTAATACCTGCTTCGGTATTACCTGACATCATTCCACCAACAATGTCTTGTATTTCTTCTGTTGTTTTTCCTGTTGAAGAGATTGTGATTGTATCAGCAGCGTCATCATAAGTCACAGTCGTTGAACCTGACCCCTGAATTATTCCACCGATTTTATCTGCGATTGCTTCTTGAACCGCTGCACCTACTCCACCTGCGGCAATATTACCACTGGAGTCGATTACCTCTACACCACCAACGGATAAACCATTTTTGATATTAAAATTCTTTGCTGTCATTAGAATGTTCCTCCATCTAATTGTGGTAATGATAACTCACCATTTGATGAGTTATAGTTTAAATTTGTTTCCCCACTTGCAAGACTTATAGCACCCCTTGCAAGAGAGTTTGAAAAGTATTGATTCACCGAACCTTCTGCAAGATTATCAGTGTCTAGTAATGATAATGCACTAGCTGCTAATTTACCAGCACTAGATATGATTTCAGTAGTTCCTACTGTTAAACCATACTCAATTACGAATGTATTTTGTGTTGCCATTGAGTTGAATCCCCTTCCTTTGATATTTACCTGAATATTTATAAACTCTCTCTCCCTAAAAGAGAGGTATATGGTTAATAAATGAAATTAAATGAAATTAATTTATACAGAGTGGTCAATTCTTTTAAACTTGTAAACTGTAGAGTTAGTCGAGAGACTTGCAACTCTTAATCTCAAGTTTCCACTATTGATATCTACTGTAAATGTTCCAAGTTCACTTGAACCACCTTGCAATACTGTTCCAAATTGTGTTATACTAGCGTTAGTTCCGTCATGAATCACATGACATTCAGTAATTTGATACACTCCACTAGTAGAATCTGATATTGTTATTGAGTATTTTGCACCTCTATACGATGCAATTGCAATACTGTCTAAATTTGTTGCACTTGTTGAAGTTGTCGTAATTGTTCCTGATGATAACGCACCTGAATCTCCGAATGATAAAACACCACTTCCATTTGTTTTTAAAACTTGTCCGTTTGTTCCGTCTGAAGTAGGATAGGTGATAGAAGACCCTGTAAGGGCATTGGTTGCAGTCAAAGTGGTTGCAGTTAAGTCACCCACCTGTAAGTCTGCAAGTGTATAACCTGACCCACCAATATTGACTGTAGTCGTTGGTTCTGATTCTAATCCGTCAAATAATTTCCAAGTTGAATCTGATGCATCTCTAAAAAATCCAGTATATTCTGATACTCCGTCACCCAATCCATCATCATAGTTTCCGTATATACCAATATCAATTATATCAGAAGATATATTTGCATTTGCCAACTCCAACATAGAATCTTCCACTGAAGTTGTAGAAGAATTTACAGTTGTTTGTGTTCCACTGACTGTTAGGTTTCCCGATACAGTGACGTTTCCGTCTACTTGTAGGTCTGCATCAGTTGTTATACCTAAATCTGCACTGAATTTTGAATTAGTTGCCATAAATTACCATTTATATTTGTCTAAATCTATTTATGGTTTTTTTCAAGCTAAAAAAAGGGGAACCGAAGTTCCCCTAAAAAGAATTTTTTATAAAGTTGATGTTAAGCGTCTACCACTGTTCTATCAAATTTGACGATTGTGCTATTAGCACTCGCAGGTGTAATAAGTAATCTAACGTCAGTTCCACTAATATCTGCATCAAAAGTTGCAAGATTAGTATCTTTCAATGTTCCATATGAAGTCATTGTCACTGTAGAACCATCGTGAACTAACATAATTTCGGTTGAATGGAAGTTTGTTCCTTCGTCCATTGCAATAACATACCTTGCAGCTCTATACGATGCATGGGCAAATGTATCGAGTGCAACTTCTGTTGTTGCTGTATATGTTGTTCCACCAGTCTGTTTATTCTTAGACTGTATGGCTTTAGTTGTGACTATTTCATCATTCGCAACATCAAAAGTGATAGCACGGATTAACTCAGCAATTTTAAAAGCATTTGTTTTAGCCATTTCTTATCTCCTTACAATGTTGTTTTCTTTACAGAAACAGTTGTGTTAGTATTAACAGGTGTTATTAGAAGTCTCTGTGAACTTCCTGAAACATCTGCACTTAATGTAAACAACGATGCATTGGTGAATACATCACCGAATTGGACAAAGTATGCGTCCGAACCATCGTTTGTTAAAGTCACCTCTGCATAATGTGAACCAGCACTAGCATGTGTTGCTACAAGTTCATATTTAATACCTTTAACTCCTGTTGAAACACTAGACAACACTTGGTCTGCTGTAGTAGCAGAGAATGTTGTAGAATTTCCTTGAGCAGGAAGTTTGATATATGAACTACTTACTGATGTGTCTGTATTAACTGGTGTGATTAATAATCTCATGTCTGAACCACTGATATCAGTGGACAAACTAAACAAACTTGCATTCGTAAATGTGTCTGCAAATTGAGATATGAATGAATCAGAACCATCGTTAACAAGGACTACTTCTGCAAAGTGATTACCTGCTGAAGCATGAGTTGCAACTAAATTTACTTTAATTGCTTTCGTGCTTGTTGGCACCACTATCAATGACTGGTTCGCTGTAGTTGCTGAGAAACTACTACTTCCTGTGGAAGCAGAAGAAGCTGCAGAACTAGGCGTTCTAACTACCAGTGTATCACCACTTACTGCATTTGCAGATAGAGTAATAACTGATGTGCTTGTCGTTGTATAGTCGGCACCACCATCTACTAATAAAACACCATTTAAGTATACTTGTTCGTCACCAATTGAGTAGGACAATGTTTGTCCGTCATCATCGTTTCCTGAGAAAGCTGTGGTGTTTGAAGAAACAGTAAAAGTAAATAAGTTATCTCCTGCTGACGCTGAGTCTGCAAAAGAAAGTGAACCACTTCCGTCTGTTTGTAATACTTGTCCTGATGTCCCATCACTAGTTGGGAAAGTAATAGCATCATTAATTGTCAAAGAGGCTGGGACTGACCCGACCTCAACAATAGCAGCTGAACCATCATTCTTCTCTGTATAAACCCTACCATGGTAGGTGTTTAACGCGAGTTCTCCTACTACTATATCACTAGTAGTCGGGACTGCGTTCTGAGTAGAACTCTTTTTAAATGTAATTACAGTTGCCATTTGACTCTCCTAAAGTTATTGATTAAACGAATTATTAATTAAAATGTCCCGCCGTCAATAGCTGTAATTGCAACATCACCTGAAGTGAGTGTGAAATTACTTGAGTCGAATGAAGCTATACCTTTACTTGATGTTGTTGCATCATTGATTGCTACATCACCTGAAGTCACTGTGAAATAACTTGCACCAAAAGAAGCAATACCTTTGTTGGCATCTGTTGCGTCTTCTGCAGAAAGTGTAATACTTCCGTCTGCATTTGCTATATCAAGTCCTTCACCAGCAGTAATTGTTCCTAATTGCATGTCTCCATTAGAGCCATTACCAATTAAGACTTGACCTGCTGTTGGAGCAGCTCCGTCTACTGAAGTGATTGAACCACTTAATGCTAATCCACTAGCTGCAATACCACCGAATTTAACGTCACCAGCTGTTCCTGAGAAAGTTGATGAAGAATCAGTTGCGTCTGCAAAGAATGTGAATTTACCATCTGTATCGTCCATACCGAAGAAACCAATTTTAGCTCCACCTGAATTATACTTAAATTTAATACCTCTATCTAAGTTATCATCTGATGAATCGTCACCGATTTCAAATACTGGGTCAGCTACTGAAGTAGTAGTTGAATTTACAGTTGTAGTAGTTCCATTAACTGTTAAGTCTCCTGTCACAACAACGTTTCCACTTGCAGTCATTGTTGATGCAGTGATATCGTCTGATTGTAATTGACCTGAAACAATTAAGTTATTTGTGACTGTTAAGTCGTTTCCAACTGTCACGTCATTAGGTAAACCTACTGTTAAAGTTTGTCCTGAAGCAGAAGTTTCGATTTCGTTAGCTGTTCCAGCAATCGTTAATGATTGTGAATCTAGGTCTACTGACCCTGTTCCTGAACCACCTGCGAAGTCTAAGTCTTCTAAAGTTGCAGTTGCTTGGATTTTGTCCAAGATAGCTGCAGATGTCATTAATGATACGTCATCATCAGAGAATGATTCCCCTGAAGTTTGGACTACCGCACCATCTAACATTGCGAATTCTACAGTTCCAGCACCTATTACAGTGACACCTGCTGAATTCATTGTTATATCACCACTCATTGATACGTTGTCAAATGAATCACTTCCGTCATGAACAAGTATTTGTCCAGTGCTTGGATTTGAGATATCTGTATCAGACGCACCTTCTAGTGAAGATGTTGTTGAGACAAAAGAAAGGTTTCCTGAACCATCTGTTGCCATAACTTGGTTTGCACTACCATCTGCTGAAGGTAATGTAAAGGATACATCAGAAGCTAGTGTATCGGGAGATTTAAGAGCAACAGAGTTTGTTCCGTTGTCTGAATCTTCCATTAACTTTAATGAACCACCTGAAGTAGAACCATTACCAACTTTTAAGTTAGCAGGGGTTGCACTTGAACCAGCCAACATGTCCGTGTAATACTTACCACCGATGGCTTGTATTAATGGAGTTGAGTTGTCTGAGTCTACGGATTCAATAAAAAGTTTTGCACTATTTCCTGAGTTAGCCCTATCTTGCACATACGCTAATTCACCTTCCGATAAGTCTGAGACTGTTGGAGCTGATAAGCCAGTGCTTCTTTTGATTTGAATAACTGTTGCCATTTTTATTTCCTAGTTTTTTAAAAAAATTAAAATTGTTAATATTAATTCTCGTTCACTATCCCGAGAGATACATTATATATAAAACTATCCTCTCACTATGAGGGTCGATACCTCACTGGTTGGTATCCTTGATTGAAGTGTGTCTATCTTTGTGTGTTCTGTATTTTATTTATAACATTGAAACGTCTAACTTAGAACGTTCCACCATCTAAAATTGTTGTAGTAGTCCATTTATCTGTTGTTGCATCATAAGATAAAAGTCCGTCATCTGTTTCACTTGCATCTACATCTGATAATTCGTTGATTGATTTTGCAGATAGATTTACATTTGAAGATGAATTACCGATTGCAACTTGTTTTGCACGGATATTACCTTGTCCTTGGACTTTACCACCAATAGTTGCAACTCTACTTAATGTTCCTTTAATTGTCATATCATTACCTCGTGACGCCTGGTGTGACAATAGCTTGACCTTCTACCACACGAGTAGTCTGTCCACCACCACTTGTCACATTTAAATCATAAACATATCTACCCGATTCCAAAGCAGTTGTTTGAGTATCAGTAAGTGATAAGGTGACTTGACCTGTATTTTCTGCAATAGAAGTAGAAAACGTTGAACTGACACTAGAAGAACCATAGGTCTTTCTGATTTGTGCAGCTGCAGAATAACCACTCATATTTAATGCACCACCACTAGTGTCCGTGACATCTACAGTGATACTGAAATCTGTTCCTTGGTCGATAAATATATTTGCAATAATAGCCATATAACTATTTATACAAAATTATTGTTGAGTGTTTGAAGGGTTTTTAGAGAATCTTGCAGTTGGAACTGTTTGGTGTATTTTCTCTGCAGTATTTTGGTTATTAACATACATTTCCTCTAGTTTTTCGGGTGTTGCTTGAGCACCATCTTTATTCACATATACTGCTTTCACCTTTGCAATAGGGCCGATACTTCTAGTTGTTGTGTATGGTGTCTGATAAATGAAAGGAGACCTATGTTGATAGGAAACCTGATAAGGTGCTTGATATATTGAAGGTTGTTGAACAATATTTTGTGTTGCAACTTGTTTATTTACAGGATTTTGATATGTAAATGGAGACCTATACTGAATTGTAAGTTGTTGTTGTGCATTTGCAATATAAGGACTTGACGCTTGTCCGTCTCCCCTTGCTTGAATCGTTGTTTGTTGATTTGCAATAACAGGGTCGTTTACCTGTTGTTGATTCTGAAACGTAAATGGTTGCTGGAATGCACCTATAGGTGTTGTAAATGCAGCCACTGGTTGTTGAGATGCAGCTATAGGACTCTGATATGCAGCTATAGGACTTCGATATGCATCTGTTGGTTGTCTATATGCAGCTATAGGACTCTGATATGTAAACGCTGCTACTGCAACTGGTTGTCTACTTGCAGCTTGTGGTTGTCTTGCTGGGTTTGGTTGTTGCAATAATTGTTGAGCATTGGCTGGATTTTGTGAGACCAATGTAATCATTGGAGACTGATATGAACCATTTTGATATGTCGTAGGTAATTGATACGGGTAGTCTTCACCATTATATGGATTAAAATAAAAATTGGTGGTCTGTCTGTTTGCTGGATAAGCTGAAACAGGTTGTTGCGCAGACACATATGCACCTTGAACACTAGTTGCAACTGGAGTTCTTTGTTCTTGAGGATTCGCAAACTGCATGTTTCCTGCTACCTCGCCAGGAATTCCTGTAGGAGGTCTAGGGAATTCTTTAGGTTCAATGTTTGCTTGAAATACCTGATAATAATAAATTGCAGGCTGTCTATTATTAGCAAAGTTAACCGATTGGGCATTAATAATAATAGGGGCGACATTTTGATATGTAAATGGACTTCGATAAGAACTTCGGGATATAAATGGTGACTGGTCTGCAGCTATAGGACTCTGATATGTAAATGCAGCTACTGGAACTGGTTGTCTACTTGCACCAATAGGTGTTTGAACAGCAGCTACTGGTTGTTGAACTGCAGCTACTGGTTGTCTAGAGGCATCTGTAGGACTTCGATATGCAGCTGTTGGTTGTTGAAATGCATCTACAGGTTGTCTCCCTTGGTCGATAAACGGACTACTTCTTTGATTTTGATGATTATATATCGCAGGCTGTTGATATGTAAACGGACTTTGAAATGGATTCTGTTGTTGGTTCTGATAAGTGAACGGACTAGGTTGTCGTGCATCTTGCACCAATAACTGACCATTAACTGGATTTCTGTATGTAGTAGGAGTCTGACTCGGACTTCTATATGTTGTCTGAGCATTTACTGATATCTGTCTAACTGCTTGCTTTACTTCATTACTTTGAGCATTAGCAGGCACTTGACCTTGATATGGTTGTTGTAAGGTTGTTCCTATATTAATGTATATTTCGTCTGACATTTCATCTCATTATATAACAAACCACAAGTGTCCCACTGAGGTTCCACTTGCAGTTGAAGGTGCTGAATTAACTATTTCGTAATCTAATTCTATACTATCACTATTTATCTCAATTCCATTAGAGGTATTTGCACCGAACTCACCAGTTGTTGAGTTGTAATTAAGTCCAGCACCACCTTGAAGGGCACCTCTTGCATCTGAATCTGAATATGTTGCACCAGCAGTAAAGGTAAGTGTTCCCAATCCATCATCATATGCAACTGATATATTACTATGTGTTGCACTTGTAATCATTGATGCAGCTGCATCTTGAATTCTTTCTGTAGTTGAAAACAGATTTGTTGTTCCTTCAGTAATATCGTCTGAATCACCACTTAATGATGACATATCTTGGTTAGTTGCTGGTTCCCAATATCCATTTGCATTATCCCATACTAAAATTTGACCATTTGTTGGGGTTGTGGTATAATTAATGTCTGATAAACCACTTGCAGAATGTGTAGATATACTTGAAACTGTTCCTGAACTACCTGAAGTTCCCGAAACATTTCCAGTCACATTTCCAGTGACATTTCCAGTTAGATTCCCAACAAAATTCTTACCATTTGCAAGTGTAATATCTTCTTGTGAATATACACCAGTTCCATTAGAATCAAATTCTATTTTTGCACTTGTTGATAAAGAAGTAGTTCTTCCAGTTGAAGAACCATTTAGGATAACACCATTTGCATTTTTATTGTAAATTGTGTTTATTGCTGTTTCAGTGAACTGACCAGCTTCTCCACCACCAGCACCAATAGAACTACCAATATATGAACCAGTGTATGCAAAAATTGATACAACATCACCAACACTTGCACCTGTGTTAAGTGTAATCTCTGTATGTTTGTTTCCGTCTACACCACCGATTGAATAGTCTGTTCCTAATATTAAAAGGTTTGTATTTTTGAATACTTGAATTCTTCCACTTCTAAAAACAAGTGAGTTATTGTCTGAATCATTACCCGTAAATACTGTTTGATTTGCTGTTGCAACGTATTGGAATTCTTGAAAAAAGAATGACTTATCTTCAAGGCTGTTAAGTGCATCAACCACATTTGTAGTTGATTCAGTTCTTAAACCCGATAACTCACCAACATCAACTGCAAGTTCATTATACTTCGTCCTAAAGTTTTCAATAGTGCTAAATTGGTCTACTGTTTTTGCCATTCTATCTCTCTATAAGTTTGGTTAATAAGGATTTAATTTCGTCCATATCACCTTTTAATGTATTTATCTCTTCACGAGTTGTTTTCATAAGTTCTCTACGTTTCATTGTTAATTTAAAGTTTTCTATATCTGTATTAACAATTCCGTGTGAACTATCGTCTCTTACTAAATGTGAGTGACCTTCAACTTTTATATATTCAATATCTTTCATTATGCAAGTGCCATACACCTAAGTGCAGTCACTAATGGGACTACGGAAGTGTTTGTTCCTTGACCCACAATTTTCACTGCAAAGGCACTGAATTCGGGTAAGTCGTTTGCAGTAAATTCGTATTCTTTAAAGTTTCTACCATCGTTCTCAACAGAAGTATCGGGAACACCACTAGTATTGAAATATTCAAATCCAATATCGTCTAATGGTATGTCTTCGTCATTTTTAATTATCTTATACATGACTTTTAAATCTGTAGTAGGTGGTCTAAAGAAATCTGCAATTACTTTAATACTTGTAGCAGGTGTTTTAAGGTTCACTTTACGTGTCACATATACCATTGCATTAGAATCCCCTTCGGGTTCATTAGAATCAATGTATGTGGTTCCTGTAGGGACATCTGAACTACTGTCAATGTCATTTAATCTGTTTGCAATACCAATACAACCAACTGTTCCCACATCAATTACTGGTGAAATATTTTGGTTAAATGATGCAAGTTGTAGTTGACACTGAAATGATTTTGAAGAAGACATTTCACTTGTTTCATTTATCGAACTTGCAACCACACTTGGTGAACCAAAGAATGCATTATCATTCAATGTTATAAAATTACTTGTTGTGTTTCTTATATATGAAGTTCCGTTTACATATCCTTCGGGTGAACTCATTGGAGTTGTTAAAACACTTGCAAGAATCTGAGTGTTTTTAACTGCAGTAGAAGGAATCATTGTGTGAATTGCATCAAAGTAATAGTTTCTTGTTGACACTGCAACACTTCCACCACCAACTGTATCTACTAATGCAGTATATCCTGATTTTAAATCGTATGCAGATATATCGGGTATTACTGTATATGAATCAATCCCTCTATTTGCAATTTGTGTGAATGTTGCATTCAATGACCCAACTGGAATACCACCAATTGTCTCTCCAACTGTTCCAACTTCTACTGATATATTTGTTCCTTGTCCATCAAAACTTGATATAACAAGGGTCTCTGTTGAAAGATATCCACCGCCTGGATTGCTAATCAACACACTAGACACTGCACCACTTGAAACTACTATGTCAAATGTTGCATCAACCCCTGAAAGTGAACCTGAACTAATCGATTTATTGAGATATGTTCCGTCTGTTGGAGTCTGATTGACTGTATTACTACCTAAAGTTAAAACACTTCCAGTCTTATCACCAGTTAAACCTGACATTACAACATTATCTTTATTACTTACTGAATCATACATTCCATGTAAGTAGTTATATACTTTAACATAATTTTGTCCACTATATGTTTCTATTGGATTTGTTTGTAATTTTGATGAAGGTAATGCATCATTTTCAAATTTTAAGTTTGATATTTTTGAAGTATCAAATTTACAAGTTTTGATTTTGATTTTCATATCATCAGTTTGTTCTGCAGTCCATGTAGAAGCATTTTGTGATAAGAATAGTGAACCAGCGTATGGTTGACCTGCGATTGTTTGTCCTGATGCAAGGTCTTTCTCACCCATTCTTGAAATGAACATATTGTATTCATTTGAATTTGAATATACAACTAATGCATACTCTACGTTTTCTTCTACGTATACTGGTGAATCAAAAGTAAATGTTGTTGCAACTGACCCGTCTGAAGAAGTATTAACTGCAGAAGGGTTGTGTGTGACTGTAGAGAATGGTAATACTGTTTGGCCAGGATATCCATTAACCATAGTTCTAACTTCTACTGAAACAGGCATAGAGGCATCTTTAGTTTCAAAGAATGTATCTACTGAAGATAAGAACATACCTCCGTCTGCTTCACATAAGAATGATTGTGCAAGTGGGTCTCCCCAACCTCTGTCTAATCTTGAACCTCTTCCAAATCTCTCACCTTCAAACCTGTCTCTTGCATCATCAATAATGATTGGAAGTTCCATTGGTGGGTCTGGCCACGATACTACTGGTGGGTCAAACACTATTGGTGACACAACTGGAATAGGTGGTAATGGGTCGGGAACCGCTGGAGTTGGGTCGGGTGCTGGTTCAGGCACTTGGTCAACTGGTGGGTCATTAACTCTCACTATATCTGCTGGTGCATCAGGTAGTGCTGGTGCTGTAGAATCGAATGGTGCAGAGTTTAAATTCTCACCCCTTCTAGACATTGACCTTGAACCTTGTAATCTTTCCATAATCACTCTACCATTTCTTGTAGAGACAACTTCAGTTTGTGAAGACTGTAATAATCCTTGTGCTTGATAAACTGCACTACCATTTGAGGCAGGATTACTTAAGTTGTATGCAGAAGATGTTATTCTCAATTCTCTCTGTCCTGTTGGGAATTTGTGAATTGAATTGTTTGGTAATTCAAAGAATGCACGTAATCTTCCGTTTCCGTCTGTTTTACAACCTGAAGAAACTGTTGTTCCTCCGTCTTGTGAGAAACTTCCACTATGAGGTCTAACAAATTTGTTTACGTCTAGATTATCAAAATAGAAATAATGGTTTGAACCAGGCTTTAAGTTAGTTGCATCAACTTCGATTGTTCTTGCACGCATGAAAGGAACAATTGATACTGATACGACTCTATCGTTTCTTGTTTCTACGAAATCTTCTACTACACTTGTTGTCACACCTGTTCTTGTTTGAATTTCAGGTGTCTCTGTAATTTCTCTAGTAATTTCTAAACCAGCAACCCATTCACCACCTTGTGCTGGGTCTCCTGACCATGAACCATTTGAAGTTGCTTGAACTTCTGAAGACACTACACTAGGTTCTCCTGCCCATGTGGTCTGCCATGAGTTCCACACTGTTCCAAGTGCATTTGTGTTATCTGATAATACTGCATCAAAATTACCCTCTCTGTTGATTCTAACTTCGGGTAGTTGTTCTGTATCTTGCCATATATCTGTTTCGGGTGTCAACTTGACATTACCTACGAATGCAAACACATGGTATGGGTTAACATTGATTGAACGAGATGCTTTACTTTGGTCTACGTATGCAATTTCACTATATGGAAGTGTTATTAAGTCTCCAGTTTTTTGATAGTTTGTTGAAGCAGCATCATTTAAAGATATATCAAAGAACTGTTGATAAGACTGAGGTCTTAACATACCCATTTTAGTATCGATAGAACACTTATAGTCGGGGTGATTTACGTCACCAATCTTATGACCTCTAAAGTTATCTACTAAGAAACCTGACTTATATCTGTCGAATCCGTCTGCATCTAAAATCTGTTTTGACTGAGTATCTTTCTCAAGTAATGATAGTGAAGTGATTCTTTCTAAGTTAGTGACCCTGTTGTTAATCTTTCCGATATCTTTCATAGTATATCGTCTATGGTCTTGTGACCTTACTCTGATTTGGTTTAACTTATTAGTATAAGGTGGTATTGACAATTCAAACATTTCGATTGCTTCGTCAATAGCTTTAGGTTTAGTTGGTGATATTGAAGGATTTCCAGTTGATACTTGGAACATTCCTGATTTATGTAAGAATATTTTATCTATTCTACCAACATAGAATGATATATCACCCACAACACTTGAACCTGATACTGGTGTGTCTGTTGCACTTGCAAAAGTGGTTGCAATACCTGTTCTACTACTTTCAAAAGAACGTCCAGTTGCATAGGCAAAAGGTGCGTATTTTGCACCTACACCTGATGCATCTGATAAGTCTACAACACTAGTTGCATCAGTTGGGTCTTGACTCACATTTGTTGCAAAGGTAGTAGACCCTATTATCTGACCAACTTGTGGTCTGAAATCAACTGAATCTGATAATTCAAAAGTTCCATCGGGTTCTAATCCACCTAAGTCTATTTTATTTGGTGAATAGACTGGTATATCTTTGTAAGGTATTGAGGAATATGATTCCACATCAAAGTAGTCTCCACCACCTGAAGATTGGAAGTAATCAAATATTATTATGATTTTATTGTTTGGTGTTGGTTCACCTGGCTTTAAAACTAATTTTGATAAATCGTAAAAACCATCTCTCTGACCATTGTCAAAGAAGTATCTGTTTGTTATGTTCGGTGAACCTGCTGTGACCGATGCAATTGTTCCTACTGCACCTGAAGTCTGACCAATAATATTTTCATTATCTGTAAATACATTATTATTTGTGTAATAAAAATATGATACATTGGTGTCTCCACTAAAGGTGACAATGTTTGCACGTGCATCTGAAGTTTGTCCTACAACTTCTTCATTAACAACGAAGGTTCCAGTTGTAGTTGTTGTAATAAATGAAGGTGGTAATGCATCACCACTAACTCCTTCATAAATTCCACGAATTTTGTATGCATCAGGAACACCCAATGTAATTTCTTTATGGTCGTATGCAGTTCCATACATATATGAAGATGTTTTTGAACCTGTGACCTTCAACATTCTTCCAGCTCTTAATGTCTTATCTCTATTAACGGGGTCTGTTATTGTAATTGTATAAGATACTCTTACAACTGCAGTATCGTTATTTGCATTAATACCACTGAATGTTATTTGTTGACCTGAACCTGAAGAAGTCACTGAATTTGAGATTGAATCGGGGTCAATTAAATCTCCTGCTGATAAACTTCCACCACCAGCAGCTTCAATCACTGCAATTGTAAAGTTATCTTTGTTCACTGGTGCAAAGGTTCCGTTTGAACCTGAATCTACTGAGAATGAACCACCACTTAACTGAGCTGTAAATTGTCTTCGTATTTGAATTGATTCACCAGTATGTGTCTTAACCCAGTTCCTTGGCCATGCAAATATGTTTGCAGTTTGGTTTTGGTCATAAAGTGTTGCACGTAATCTAGAAACTCCACCTTGATATGCTACTGATGAAGCAACTGTAAGTGTTGCAGATATGTCACTAGCAACTGAACTAATAACTAAATCTTGACCTGAAGCAGGGTTATGAACAACGTCTCCTTCTTTAAGTTCTGTAGTAAACTTAGTTCCAAAACCAGTCATACCAGTTGTAGTATCATATATAGCAGTTCCAGTTAAATTAAATGCAGAATCTAAAACTGTATGTGCAGTAAACACTTCTCTGTTTGAGTTATTTGAATCTTGAGAAACACCTCTAACTCTATCAATATTGTATGTTCTAACTGCAGTAATTCCATTGACTATTGTTGTTGCAGTGATACCTTCACTTACAATACCACTGGAAACTTGGAATGTTCCTACTACGTCATGTAATAATACTGACTTACTTGGTAAATCAATCTCTGCAATAATACCTGTTGCACCTGTTGCGAGGTCTGTTAACTTATCACTAACTGCAACTTGTCCACTGGATAGTGCAGAAAATGTGACTCTAGTAAACATTTTAATATCGAATAGATATAAATTGTAAACACCTGTTGTGTGTTCGTCAATGTTTCTAATTCTAGAATATCCTATAAGATTTCCAGTTCCTTTTACTCCTGCGACTGCTGGTGCAGTATCCCACAATTCTGTTAATTGATATGGGTCTAATGTATCTATACCACCCTCATTACCAAACTCGGGTAATGAATGAATATTTGTGACTCTTAATTTGTTCCCCAATCTTATTGGAGTGTTTGCATTATCTAATGATATTGCTGTTCTTGCTTTTTTCAGTGGAATTGAGGTTGTTCCTATTTTATCAATTTCATATCCTTTGACATATGCTTTACCTGGCGATACTTGCATAACAAAATTACTCTCAACTCCACCATTTGTAGAAGTGTATACACCACCATTAGTTGAGTCGTCTAAGTGTTCTTTTAAAGTTGGAACGAATTGTCTTACAACGAAATCACCATTTGCATCGAAAGTTCTTCGTGCCATTGTGTGTTCTATTTCATTGTATATTGGTTTATCTACTTTGAGTTCGATTAAACCTTTATTAACTCTAACTAACTCTACGAAATCTGTATCAGTAGTTGTAGTAAGAGTATACTTACTTAAGACTAAATTGAATTTAAGTCTATCAGCACCAGCTGCATTTTCGTTTGTTGTTCCTTGTGAGTTATCTAATAAACTTGAGTCTTCAGAAGAAGATATTAAATTCTCTGTGACTGTTATACCAACTCTGTATGAAGGAGCACCTGAATATTTTTCTAAAATAAGTTCTTGTGCTGGAACCTTTACAAAGAATCCTCTGATAAAGAGAACACCTTCAGAGATATTTGCAATTGAACCTCTTCCAGTTGGATTTGAACTAACTGTTAATGCATCTACTGTAAATTCATTATTGTTTGATGAATTGGCTGAAATTGCACCATTTTCGTCTACAGTGACTTCTTGTAGTTCTTCTCCTGCTGAGAAAGTAAATGAATTACTTGAGTTGGTTCCTTGTGATTGATATCTGACAAACAATGTAAGTTTGTCGTCTGTTGTTTCTGCAGTTGATGTGACTACTTTACCAACAACACCTGTTGTTTTACCTTGTATTATTTTTCCGTGGAAAGATTCTCTATATGTTTCAACTGAAGTATCACCATTGATATTTGGATTGGAAGACTTTACTTTAACATAGTAAAGTTCCATATCAATATCAGTTTGAGCACCAGTGACGATTGACCCTTCTTCAAATATATGATTACCAAATCTTTCGATTTGATTTTGAAGGATTGATTGTGATTGAGTTAATTCTCTTGCTTGTAGTGGTCTACTTGCACGGAATAAAACTTTTTGAAAGTTTTTACTCTCACTGTAGTCGTCATAATAGGGTGATATATTTAAATCAGTTTTCTCTGCCATTTTAACTCTCTTGTAGGGGACTTTGTGTCCCCATTAAATTACATTTCGATTATCAGTTTGATATCTTCGATTTGGTCTGCAGCTCTTGTCACTGCACCTCTGTTTTCAACATACATGATTTGACCTGAATATCTTTCTACTTCGGGGAATGTTCCGTTTACTGAATTTACATTTCCTACTGAAGAACCACCAACATAAACTGAATCAGAACTAGTGAAGTCTACATAACCACCAGCACTATTTGCAACTGGGACATGTGAAACAACTAAACCACTGATTGATACAACTCTAGAAACTGCAACACCAGTTCCATCTGCAGTTGCAGATAGTATTAGGTTGTCTACTGAAAGACCCGTCACACTTGAAAGTGTCATTTGTGAATATGCAGCTAGTGAAGTTGCAGTTGCAACTGTTGTTGTTCCTACAGTGAATGGGTCTTGTATTAATCCAATCCTTCTGAAGTCGTTGTCAATTGGGAAATCTCCAGCACCTTCTGCAAACTCTAATCTTGCATTAACACAAACAAAGTTTCCACCAAGTTCTTGAACTGGGTCTGCACCATGTCCATAGAATGGTGAAATAATTGGTTTTAAGATTCCACCTGAACCACCACCGATTCCTGAAATACCATCAACATTAATTGAAGCACGTTTATAACCTGACCCAACTGCTGTGATATCTACGTGAACCACTGCACCTGATGATACGATAACACTACATGTTGCACCTGAACCATCTCCTGCTAATGGAACACTAGCATACGTTCCGTCTGTATAACCTGAACCACCTGCTGTGATTGATACGTGGTGAATACCTCCGTTTACTGCAGAGTTTTCTACGTCCCATTGTCCTGTTCCGTCATCTGTTGCAGTTGAACCAATTGCACCACCCGAACCTGTTCCGTCTACTGAGGCAACTGCACCAATTGTTTTAACTGGTATAAAGTCGTTAGTCACGAATTTAATTGTTTCTGAGGCAGAAATAGTATACATATACTTCCATACATAACCACGACCTGAGGCAGCGTTTGAATCGGCAGTTGTTATCAAAGTAGTTGCACTTGTTCCTGTTGGTTTTACATCTGATACAACGACTGCACCTGATGAATCTCTTCCAGTTCTAATACACTTATACACATGGTATTCATCTGTAATTACAAAGAATCTTGAATCATATAAGTTATTACTTGTAGAAGCTGGTGAAGTATTCGTTGCACTATAATCGTGTGAATACTCATCATATGAAGTTCCTGAAGTCCAATCATGTCTTGTTAGACCATGTGATACGTCTGATGTAGAAACCTTTTTCATTGCAATCATGTCTGCATATGAATCTATTTCCTCACCAACTGCATTCGCAGGTGCTGGTGGGTTGTTCTCATCAGTCCAATCGAATGAACGTCCTATGAATATATAACTTGATGAGGCACTCTCACCAAAGTCTTCCTTAAATTGTTTCGCATTATGGATTCGAAACTTTTCCGTTATTATTGCTGCCATTTTTTTAATCTCCTCAGACTATATTAATACTATTTATAACACTATGCAGACTTAATGTAAGAACTAAATGCAATATTAGTCCTTAAATTTGGAACGTCTGAATAATAGTTAACTGTGTGTTTAGGGAAATAGGTGTCAAGGTCTGAAATACTAATACCCTCGGGTTTAGATTCTTCACTCATTATATTACCTGTTCCATCTTCTAATGTAAAATCATCACCATCTGTTTCTTCTTTTAGATAGTAAGATATGTTATAAACTTGTTGTCCTGTTATGGTATTTAGACTTCTTAAAGAACCACCTAATGGTGCAGATGATACTAAGGTATGAGCTCTTTCTGTAAAGAATCTCTCTATATAAGTGTCATCAAAAGTCTCGTCTTCCATAATCACCTTACTATTATCTTCTAGTAAGAATGAATCACCTACGATATCACCTGATTGCATCTCTGCATCTGTTGGTTCAAGTGCAAAAGTGTAAACGATTTCTTCGTTCTCAATCCTACCACCATCTTCTAATATCAATAGTTCTTCTTGTGAACTTCCAACTGATACTACTTTACCTTTATCAGAAGGTCTTCTTTCATTACTTCTTACTACGTAATCGTGGTCTGCAGAATCTAATGCAAGAACTGTTTGCATTGCATCTGAACTGTCTTTAGTAATACTTCCACCCATTCCACTATGGAACTGACAATAGTAATATAAATTTGTTGGTGTAGTTGTAGTAATTCTTATCTCAACTATGTTATTACCAATAACTCTGACACCTGTTGTATACTCTGAACCACTGTTATGTGTTCCGTCTGCAGTTGTTGAAAACTTGAATGGGTGTCCAGTAGAGTGTGTGAAGTGATATATGTGACCATTCTTTAAAGTTAAAGGTGCATTGTTCACCCCGTCTATTTGGTATACGTTTTGAGAACCATTATTGACAACTGACACATTTTTTGTTTGTATATCGTTTCGTTGTTCTGTTCTTCTTGTTTGATATGAACTTGCAAGTGCAACCGATTTGATTCTGAAAATATTTAAATGTCTACTTCTCATTTCCGAATCACCATATTCAGTGTTCGGTGCTGTTATTGCACCACCAGTTCTTGGGTCTGTATCGGGTGAAGGTATTGATTCGGTTTGTAAAACGACCAATGGGTCATTCATTTCTGCATCAGTAGTCCAAAGAAGTATCTGTCTCATTGAATTTGCAAAGGCAGTTGGATTGGTTAAGACGGGGTCTCCATTCATTACAATTGTAGGTCTAAATTTAATTTGTTCTTCTACAGTTGTATCAACTGTTTGTTTGATTGCAACTTCACCAAAGAATACGTGTCCAGCAGGGTGTAATAAATCCTTGACAACTGACCTATATTTGTTTATACTTTCTCCAACCTTAATAACATATGAATGTGTTTGGTAGTATAAACTATCTTGTATATTAGATGCACTTGCATCAAGTGTAGATTTATCTCCAAGTAATTGTTCTTGTATTACACCTTCACCTGAAACCAAACCTCTAGCTTGATAAGGATTTGATTTTAAAATCTTAAATGTATCAACTGAATTGAAGTCTACTGTTTCATTAGATAAGAATAATCCGTCTAAATCTGTATATGTTAAAATGTGTCGGTCTGCATCATACGATACAACCTTTGCAGTTGTTCCTGATATTCTTCCCACCAATGCTACATCTTTGTTTAGATTTGCACTAGGTGTAGTAATCAACATAGGGAAGTCTGAAGTTGAATTTAAAACAGCATCTTCTGTAAACTTATGTCCTTGTTCTGTAATATTAAGTGAACCAACACCCCCAATGGTATCAGAATATGCAAATATTTTTGCACCTTCACCACTAGACACTGTTGATTGTGTGTTCAGTCTTACTGTTAAAGAAGTTCCACCAGTGATTTCTTCACCATTTTGGAATGCACCCGTATCACTTGGTAATCTTTTTATAACCAGTCGTTTGTTTTCTTCTTCAACTTTTAAAACAGTTCCCGTTGCACTTGAATTTGTTCCAGTGACAACTTCACCTTCTATGAAACCTGTCGTTTCTTTAAAGTAAAGATAACCACCAGCAAATACTTTAGGAACTTCTGTATAACCAACACCACCTGACTTAACAAAGACACTTCTTACCATAGAGTTAGTAGTTTCTAATTGAACTGGTTGTTCGTCTTCACTAAGTAATCTCATTTTCTTCGTGTAGATTTCAAC